GACGGTTATGGCAGGACTTGCAACCGGAATCGGCAGTATAATAGCATTGTTTGCAAAAACCACAAATACAAAATTTCTCGCCGGCTCGCTCGGATTTTCAGCCGGAGTAATGATATACGTTTCAATGATTGAAATTTTTCAGAAGTCACGCACATATATCGCGTCAGCTACAAATGACACTGTGGGATATTATATCGCGGTAGTATCATTCTTTGTCGGAATACTTCTTATCGGACTTATAGACTACTTTGTGCCGTCAACAGAGGGCGATATAGGTAATCTGACCGAAAACGAAACCCGCTCGATTGCCCTAAAACGTATGGGATTTATGACCGCCCTCGCAATCGGCATACATAACTTCCCCGAAGGCCTCGCAACCTTCACCTCCGCCCTAAAAGACCCTCATCTCGGGCTTGCCATAGCTGTATAGATAACAACAAGATACCCAACCAAAAAGAACATAAGCATTTTGCCTATGTTCCTTCTTAATTTGTATAGGTTATTCTTGAATAAAATCATCAATCACATCATGCAAATAGCATGATGACAATCCGTACTGGTTCAGCCTGTCTATCAGCTCCGTCACTTCTTCCTTATTCGGCGACACATCTTTGACAGACACTTCGTCACACTTAATGCCGTATGTGATTTTTGCCCACTCCATCAATATTCTTTTCTTCTTGATATTAAGTGCTTTTGCGATTACAAGGGCAACAGATGTTTTTTCACTATAATAAGTTTCAAATTAATGAATACTGTTTTTTTATATCTATTCACTTTTATTGACATCACTAAATCTAAAAGTAGTTTTTGGATTTAGTGCCGACTTTCTGTTTGGTCCTTTATAATAAGCTTCGACAAAAACGACTTTGCCGCTTTTGTAATGCCTAACATGCCCATGAACGATCCATTTATCTGTTTTCCTAATTATTTTTTTATTTTTTGATGATGATAAGTATTTTTTACTTCCCAATTTTATATTAAAATAATTACTGACATTGATATTACGTATTATTGATGAATCTATATAATTATCTTTATTATTAATAACGCTGATAGGAATTTTACAGGTACTATTTTCTCTATTTTTTAATGTATCAGAAGAAAGAAAATTTATTGCTTGAAATGTAGTAAGGACATATAGCATAATTGTAGTAATTGTATCACTAAGTTTATCATCATCATTTTGTGCAGTCTTTACTAACCATTCTATTTCTTCATCAGAAAATACATTTTCTAATTCTTTTTTAGAAAATGTATCTAATAAAAACTGTTTTACACACGAGAAATTTACACTAAGTTCTTCATCATAATTTTCATTTACAGTATCTCCGATTTTATTCATCTTTATAATATATCTTAAATAAAAATCACCATCATGAAAATGATATTCTTTTATCTCTAAGTCAAACTTATTTTCCATATGAGCAACAACTTTAAAATGAGTATAATAAATCGCCCCACTTCGAGTTCTACTTTTTATAACTCCTTCAGGAATACAAGGAATTAAAAATTGAAAAGCAATATCTTTTACTACTGTGTCTTTTCCGTATTCATCTATAATATCATTTAATAACACACGCTCTTTCCCGTTCTCACTCGTTCCTGTAAGTTCTATTGTATCTAAACTTTTAATAAACTGAAAAGTATCAGCAATTCCATTATCCACTAAAAATTGATGTGTTTTCTTTATTATATTGTCCACTATTGCATCAAATCCTCAACAAATATTTACAATTTATTATACCATAAACCAAGTTCATTTGTCTATTGACGAAATACAAGAAATTTATAGTTTGAATTTATTCACTGTCAATATAGTCCAAGCAAAAAAATAAGGGTGGCATTACACCACCCTCAAAACTACTTATCATACATACCACATCTGTACTCCCTACAAATTGCCCTTAGGTCTTTGTAGGACAAACCCAGTCTGCCCTGTTCATCACCTTGTACCGCACCACAGTCCATAGCCGCCTGCACCGCAGGACGCGCCCACGACGGCATATTGTCATCATTGAAATCATATACCATTGTAGTTTGAACTACGTTTACCAACTGTTTGTTGATGTTTTTTAAATCGGCAATTTCCGCCGACTGTTTTTCAATTAATGATTTTAATTCATTATACTGTTCCATAGTTAAAACCTCCGTATATTTCATATTTTTTATCTCGTCCAATGGATAATATCTTCCGGGGCAATTACTGTCACCAATCTCTCTATGTCCAACTATCTTCGCATTTGGATAATAGTTCTTTTTTAGATATTGACATAACTCGATAATAGATTTCTTTTGTGCTTGTGGCATTGTCTTTTCTTTTGTATGATAATCGCCCTCAGCACAAATTCCAATCGAACAACTATTCATTCCCTGTACATGTGCACCGACAACGTTTATCGGTCTGCCACGATAAATTGTGCCGTCCTTACGCACAAAGAAATGATAACCGATGCCTGTCCAACCGTTTGCTCTATGCCAACTATGTACATCTTGTGCGGTGCATTTAACCGCCTCTGCGTGATGTAGAACAATGTAATCGGTCTTGAAACGGCTTGTAAATCCACCGTTCCAATTATACTTTTCATCAATTATCTGCATTGTCATCACCTCTTAACTGCAACAATATATCTTTCAACTTTTGTGGCATTCGCGGATAAATCACCGCCACATTCTCCAACACGCTTATACCCTCGTTCGCTATGTAAAACATAATGACAATCTCACGAATTGCAACGTTATCACCTGTAATCTGTTGCAGGACGTTTGATAATGCTACTATAATTAATATAGTAATCTTTTTGAGCAGTCCCTTGAAGCCGACTTCGCTTGATACGTTCTTTGTGTAAACCGCCTTAATTACTCCGGTCAGATAATCCAGCACCATTATCACCAACAGTGCCCACAGAATACTATCCCATTGACCGAATATTGCGGCGAAAAATCCGCCCACAATTCCAATAACCGTACTTGTCCAATTAAAAATCTTATCCATAAATTAACCCTCCATCATTTGCATTAATTCTTTGTATTCATCATCAGTAATACGTTCTGCAAGAAGAAATACGTCAAGTTTATCCTTCATCGAATTCTTATCATATCTACCGCTTGCAATTATTTTTTTACAATATCCGTATGTCATGATAAATCCCTCCTATATTCCCAATTCTAATTTTGATAATCTGTAATCGGTATCAATTTTGAAATCATCCGTAGCCTCCGGCAAGGAAGCCTTGTAAGCCTCGATACTGCCGTAATTTACTATTTCAAGGATTTCTTTGTTCTCGTCGCTTGTACGAAGTTTAATCCCCTCCGCCCAAGCATAATTTGAAACATCAATAATTGTCTTTGATATTTTTTCAAGTAGCTGATGTTTTGGAATGACGTTGTTCTCAAGTTCATATGCCGCTTCTTCGTTTAAGTAGTAGTCAACATCAGTATAACTATCCTTTTTTAAAGAATCGTAGTGCCTAACAACAATGCAATACTTGTTAATGCCGATTGACCTGTCTTCCGTAACATAAAATAATCGTATATCCATACTATACCTCTCTTTAATAATTTACACTTAAATTATACGCGTTGTTTTGAGTGACTGTATTTCGTACAGCCAGCGTTCCTTTATAGTTATTGCACAGAACATTCAAGCTTCCTTTTGAAGCAGCGTCAATATACCACGTTCCGCTTGCTCCGCCATGAAAGAAATTACCGGTAATACTTGCAGAGCATGGATTATATAAGTAGCACGCAACGGAATTTGACTGATACTCGTTCAATTTCAAAAATTTATTACCGGTTATCGTTGCACAGCGCAAATATACATAATACGCACAATACACAGTATTTGCATTAAATACTCCGCCTACTTCTGTAATGCTTGTATTGTAGTGATATATCCTCGAATTGCTTGAGTGTAAATAAATCACATTACCCGTAATATTTATAGCTCCCGAATTAACTATGCTGCTTTTTCCGCTACAATGTATAATACTATTTGATATATATCCCGTCATTGCTAAATATGCAAAATTCAACTCGAAAGAAGTGCTGTTACTATTATTGAACAAATTAATTTCACTATCATCCACTTTAAGTACTCCGCAATTAATTCCGGAAAAACAATTTGATGATGTACTTAATGTTTTTATAGTCATAGTGCTTCCTCTTAGTACAAAGCACCCTTGTTGCAATTCTCCTGACGAACCCCCTCCGGGGTCTTCTCCTGTATATTGTGTATTTAAATCCGCAAACACACCCACATTAGAGGTTGAATTTCTGACAGAAATATAACAATTCTCAAAAGTTAAATTATCTCCACTGTCAAAGTATGGGCCTTCATTTAATCCATCGCAGGTTAAATACAAATCTTTAAAGCAAAGACTATCAAAATTCTTCATAAAACATTGTAGGTCTTTTGTTTGTATCCATGTAGAAAAAGGGCCTTCCCCTTTAAATGTAAAAATATCTTTTGTTATGGACTGACCTAAGCTTATGGTAGAATTAATATTATATACTCCCGTCTTAACAAGGATTGTTCCTCCATATCGCCACATCATAGAACCCTCTTTCGGCGGATTTCTGCTCAAAATAGTTTTTATGCGTCTAATTGCTTTATTAAAACATTCAGCGTCATTCGTTCCGTCGCATCTGAAGTCGCAAAAGCCCTGTGTTTTAGTAGTGCCTATAACCACGGTGGCAGACTGTGCACCGGTAATAAAACGCATATCGGATGCAATCGCAACCCAATAACTACCGTCATACACTAACTCCACAGTTTCACCTGCAAGCCATGAAAAATAATCTTTAACAAAAATATTATCCGTGCCACAATGCACGACAATATTTTTTGCGCCTGTTGAATTGACATTTAATGTAGCTGCCGTTGAAGAAGTATGCTCATAAGTAAACTTTACAAGCACCCTTACTCCTGTCGTCAATTTAAAATTGCTTATAGACACCGTTTTCACGGCGGTGTTTCCCGATGTTGAGCATACCGCATAAGGTGGTTGTTGCCATACAGGAGCACCACTACCATTACTAATCAAATTATACCCTGCCGTTCCCACATTCGTTGGTGCATACCACGACTTACTCGCCGATGATGCACCGTTATAGTTTGTTGTCGAACCGTTCATTGTCAATGTCAATGAATTCGGATTTTGCATTGACGTTGGTTTGTTTGATAGGTCAGTATATGAACCTGTAAACGCTACCGTTTTTAAATCGGCAAAGAATTTCTTTATTTTTCCGAACAATGTGCTTAGCGTTTCACCACTCGCTATATTTACTCGTGTGCTTGCCTCTGTAAATGTCGGTTGTTGCAAATTCTTATCAGCCTCTGTTCTTGCAGTTTCCTCGCTTGACAGTTTTGATTGGATTTCTGTAATACACTTACTTACCAAACTCCAAAACCAATTAAAAACATTTGCCGACGGTTTATATCCGGCTTTAAATCCGTCATTTTTCAGACTATCGCTCGGCTCGGTGCCTGTATTATTCCATTCGGGCAAACTATTATTAAAATTCATACATTTATTCTCCCCTCTTAAATATTTCCTAAGTAACCGCCGTGACCGTTACCATCGGCAAATCCTGTTTCAATGTTATAGTCATTTTCGTGGTCGGCAAATTCAAATGTTCCGCTATATTCATACGCATATAATACCGACAAATGTGCCGGTTTCAGATCCTCGATAATATTCTTAATCACACTTTCCGGCACATTCGGTTGATGAAAAATCACCGTAAAGCTATAATTCGGGATATCTTCGGAAATATCCGCCAAAACACTGTAACTCTCAATTACCGCTTTCAGATTTGCCCTTGTCGAAGTCTGTGTTCCGCGCAGTCTTGTTTTGATAAGACTTTTTCTCACTTCAATGTTATCGGCAATTTCTGATATACCCAAACTTTTCTCATATGCTCTTACAGTATCTTCGTCAGCACTGTCAATAAATCTGTTTTTCATAAACATTTCTATAAACTCATACAAACGTTCAAATTCCGCATTTATGGGTGTATCTAAAGCTTTTATATACCGCGACTTTTTATAGTACGACGGTAAATTCTGTCCTACATCAGCCAACGGTAACACCCCCAAGGACAGCGATTTCAGTTTCGGATATTGCGATATTTTCTGTTTTTGAATTGATTTTCAAATTTGAATAATCGTCAACACCGTCTGTATTCAATATGGTTTGACCTATTTTTGCATACGACACATATCCGTTTGCAAAAGACACATCACGCAAATAATTTCTGATATTCGCTTTAATACTTTCAATTGTACTTTCGTCCACATCTGCCGAAAACGTAACATTTATACTTACTGTCGTTGCAGTTGTAACTGTTACATCTGCACCTATTGGGCATTGTTCATCTATATAACTCTGTACCTTATTTATAAGCTCACTTCCCGCAAGTTGTTTTTCGCTGTCAACGATTATCACTTTAACCGTTCCCGCCCCGTTCCACAACGGCAAGCATTTTGCGTCACCCACTCCGTCAACTGATTTTGCCCAAGAGATATACTGCCACTTATTCCCGCTTGTTATAGGATGCGAAACATATTCGGTAAAACGCTTTCGCAGTTCAACATCACTTTCTTTGTCACTGCCTCCTGTGGTTGAAATTTCATTTGTTACGGATACAAGTCCTTGAATCGTAACCGGAAATCTGTTTATTTTCCCTTTTTCAACATTGCCTTTTACTCCGGCACTGTCACACACAATTCGTACCGTTACACTTCCGCCGTTTGGTATAATCGCATTTTCGGTTATATTAAATATAACATTACCCGCCGCCACCTTTTCACCGACAGACACTTTTGCTCCGACGTTACCGCTTACAGTCACATATCCTGTTGCATAGCTTGCCTCTTTGCGTTCCAATCCGAACTCGCCTACACGCATATCAAGATACTTACCCGTAGCGGTTGACGCATAAAAATAGGAGTCAAGAGATGATATAATATCATAAACATTCTCAAACTCCGTTGCCGTTGATTTTTCTATATCGTATGTATAAGTTCCCGATGACGTATCATATCTTGACGGTATCTGCAAAAGCATACGTTCAAGTATTGTATCAATAGTTTCAGCCATTATATCGCCCCCTTAACGTCATTTATATCGCCGTACACGCTGTTTACGGTAAAAGATACTGTAAGCAGTGAGCCGTCTACTTCCATATTAAAGTTATCAATACTCACTATATCTTCATTTGCGGTAAGCATTTCGGTTATCTCGCGCTTGACTTCCGAACGGATGTAGTCACGATTGTAATTCTTTCCGACAAAAGTATCTTCTATATTTATACCGTATCCTGTACCGTTATAAATTTTATATCTGCCCTTTTGCGTATTGAGTATTTTTTGCACCCAATTTTTTATACGTTCCCTGCCGACCGTCATTTTCGGACGACCGTTTATAATAATAAAATCGCCCTTTTGAAAATCAAATGCAGGTTCTGTTTTTGTGTAATCAGCCATTCTCCGTCACCCCCAACACCAAATATCTGTTATTGCCTCTGTACGGAATCATTGCAACTTCTCTGCCTTTATAAACATATCGTCCGTCAATATCCTGTTTGTATAAATCAATAAGACTTTTTATATGGTCCTTAGTCAGAATTATTTTAGAGGTGAATTGTATTTTAAGGTTCGGTAGCTCAATTATTTTACCGAATACGACAAAATCACTCGTTGCGTTTTCACGGTCCTTAAACATCTTTGCAAGTGTTTCGACTCCGTTTTTCATACTAATCTCTCCATATCAATTTTATTGTAGTGAACACCGTTTTTTATACTGTGCTGACTGCTTGTAATCACATATTTAACACCGTCTTTTTCTATCGTACTTCCGGCTCGTGTATAGCTTGTCAGCTCCTCTATTATTTCACCGGAATACGTTTCATCTTCCTTATTCAGCTCGCCAAGATTTTTCTTTGCCAAGTCCGACGCATTATCTCCGTCATTCATTTTTACCACTTCTTGCAGAAAGCCGTATTTTGATATACTCTCCTCGGCTTTCAGAGTAGTCATAACGTCCGTATCTGTTATCACCTTAACACTGTTCTTCATATTCTCAATACTGCCTTTATGCTCAATATTACCCATATACTGTACTGAGTTTTTGAGTTCGGTATTCGGCGATATTCTAAACTTCGGCTCGACCACCTTATCATTGCACAAATATATACGCATACCGTCGGGTACAAAGTCAAAGTTATACCCGTTTCCGCACTTATCAAGAATATCCTTGATAACGTCCGATACGGGCTTGTCGATATATATTTGAGTTATAAGCGTACTCAATTCGGGAATAAGCACAATCGGAATGTATAAATCGTTGCATATTTTCTTTATGCAGTCATCGGCTCGCATAGATGTAAACTGATATGTGTCGGTGGTTTTGTTCAGATACCACCCTACATCAACGGCAGTATATTTGTTTTCATACATTGCTCCGTCGTCAACCTCGATTATTACACCTCTGAAATCTTCTTTATCTCCTCCGCTGTACCTCATAATATCGCCCATTTTTGGTATGTATATATTCATATACTTCATTTCTTTAGGTTTCGGAGTGCTGAAAGACATCGTTGTCGCAAGTGTATTTTTTGTATTTGTCCACGATATATCTCCTATATGCTTTGATACGTCTGTATCATTTACCACTACTTTCAAAGCACCGTCTAACAGCATAGGTGCTTGTTTGAAAATCGAATTGTGGATAGGTATTTTTTCGTTGGTATCCGCAAAATGATATTCTTTTTCACCGGATGTACTTCCTGTACTTCCGTATGTCGGCTCTGTATCGCTTGTCCAAATTCTCACAACACGGGCAGAGCGGTTAATCCCTTCAGCCTCTAATGCAGATGTGAATTTTTCATTGCCTATCACAACATTTCCGTCAATGATAAACTCCGTCATATTTGCGTCACTGCCTGTGTGATACATATGTCGGCTGTCGGTTTCGCTATCTTTCTTTTCGTCACCTTTGACTGCGTATATCACTTTACCGTCGTCAAATTCAATCTTAACAAACGTGCCGTCCGGTCCGTAATACGAACCGAGTGCCATACAAATAAAATCTTTGTACTTTCGCAATCCGCCGTTTGACGTACTGCTGTCACTGCCCCACAAGTATTTATATCCGCTTGCTTGACTGTTCGTATATGTTTGGTATGCCATATATGATTTAGTTGCGAGCGACTTTCCGATGTTCGGTATTTCTCTCTCAACCCAGTTTGCAATATAACCGCCTCCGTCTTTGGTATATCTGAGTACACAATCCCACGGATAATTTCTGTAAGGCACGTTGGTAACAATACCGAATGATGTTCCTCTTGCCTCAACGGTTGTTCCGCCGTCCGCCTGTACCAAAGCGGTATGGTCTGCTTTATTTAAAAGTACATCACCTTTTAACATACCTGCTCCGTTTGACAGATTACAGGACGACGTTACGTCTTTAAATCCACACGAAATAAAAACGTTATACATATCCCCCGTATATGTAGCACCATTATCTTTAACAGGCACTCCTACATTTTGATATGCCGTTATAACAAAAGAAGAACAATCATAATGCGGTCCCCATCTCACGTCTTGACTGTACCAATGACTGTCGTCATTTGCAATATCTGTCGCCCATTGAACTGCATTATCAATTACACCCATATAAACCTCCTTTTTAATATGTATACTTTTTTCACTATCTTACTATGGTGGTATTCGTCTGCACATCATGTCACCTCATTTTATTGCATAGAAAAAGCACCTCGAAAGGTGCTTAATTCTAATTTATATATTCTGTCCTGTTGGATTGAAACATTCTTGCATAAGTCGCATTGCATATTTAAAACCCATAATAAATCCGCAACGCTCACTTTCACATTCGGATGATGAAACTAATTCCTCTATTTTCTTATATGTTTCATTACCTACAACTTTATTTATTGCCTTTCCTTGAGCGGACTGCACATCATTCATATATAAAATTTCATCAGCTGAATCGTATTCATATGACTGTGAAACATCTACAAAAATTTGATTTATTAATTCACTTTTCATCACAATTCCCTCCTATGCCGTTTTAACAGTCTTGCCTAAAATCTTGCCTAAAGCTTGTACACCTTTTTCATTGTATAAAAACTGTTGTACTTCTTTAGGACTATGTTTTGACTTACTCATAACCATTTTACCGTATGTATCATTTTTAAGTCCGCTTGCATTGGCAGTCTTGCCAATCTTCATAGCCGATACACCGAACATTCCGCCGACTTCCGTTGCCGAATAAAGTTTTTCACATTCGGGTAAATACTGGTTCATATTCTTACCCGTTATCTGCTCAACCGCTTTAATACCCATAACATCAATCGCAATCTGTGATAAGTTTTTGTCCTTAGTGTTCGATAAAAGCGTTTTTATCATACGATTTTGAGCATTAAGCAACATTGCGGTGGCTCTATCCTCTTTTATTTTAAGTTCTTTAGCTTTTGCAACATCAAGTGTAGGAATTGCCTGCTTTAATGCCGTTTCCATTTTGTTAAAAGCCTCTATATACTTCAATTTCCATTCAAGAGCCTTTTTCCCTGTAAAGCCCATTACCAAAAGAGAGAAACCGTCACGAGTAATTAAGTATTGCGGATACTGCTTTCCTCTATTTTCGTAGGTACTTTCAATGAACATATTTTTCGCAGCCGAATTTTCGGCCGCCAAATCATGAATAGTTTGCAAAACATGTTTGTGCTGCTTTTCAAAATGTCGAGCTACTTCTACACTTCCTACTGTTAGTACCCCATCGTTGTTTGCGATGTTAATTAGTTGATTTTCCACTATATTTTCCTCCTATCAAAATAATGTTTGACAGAAGTACCTAATCTATAGTATAATATTTATAGATAGGTATTCCTGTCGTGTTGAATAGTCTGTGAATTCTTTGGTCGGAAGTGCAGACTATTCTTTTTTTTCATTTTTGTTGTCCGAGACAATTTGCTCCACTATTTGATTGATGCCTTTATTAATTATTTCATATATTTCATCTGTCGTTTTTGGCTTGTAATCCGCTTTATTGACATCTATTTTCAAAACTCTATTATCATTATCAGAATGAATTTTCTCTACACTTTCTGTAGTTTTAAAATTGATATTGACAGGCTCATCGCTTGATACATAAAACTTAATAAATCTTTCAATCACATCTTGGATAGATGTATTTTCTTTTACCGTTTTCAATTTAAGTTTTGCATGAACATCATCAGACAACCTAATTACTACTTGTTTAATATCCTCGCCCCCCTTTCGTGCTATCATAATATCATACTATCAAGATAGTGTCAAGAGCTTTTTTATTTTTTGTCTAAGTTTTCTTTTACCAACTCAATTCCTTTATGGATAACTTGGGCTTTGGATAAGTTGAGCCTTTCCGCACATTCTTCAAGTGTTGAATATGTTTCAGATGTCAGCCGTATTTCAAAGCGTTTATCTTTCTTGGCTTGGGTAGGTCTACCTTTTGGGGACACTTGCAAAACCTCCTTTCTTTTGTCCGTACATATATAATAGCATATGTACGGACAAAAGTCAAGAGTTTTTTCTAAAAAAAGTACATCGAAATTCGATGTACTTTCTAAGCCTTATTTGAAATTTTTAATTTGTCTTTTGTTTTATCACAAAAGGAAAATATTGCAACATTTTTAATCACCGAAACAACCGGCATTATCCATAATAACAAGCAAACGTATCATACTCTTTGTCAAACCGTATCCGTCCTCGCCGTCACCGTTTAGATAGCCTTTTCTTTTTACCTTTTCAATAGTCGCCTCTGCCCATGACGGCATAATGTCAACCGTATAATTTTCAAATCCGTCTGTTTTGTCAATAATAACAAGTGTACGAATAATATCCATTGTAAGACCGAGTTCATTATCGTCTGTACCGCTTATAATACCTCTGTCCATCAGCTTT